AGATCATGTTTCTTCACATTAAACCGATTTAAATAACCAAGTATATCATCTATCAGCTGCTCATCATGTGTACCTATAGCTGGTGTTGGTGATGTATCATTCTTAAAATGATAATATGAACGACATCTATCTGAAATTAATCTCAAAGCTTGTTTCAAAAAAGTATCATGTAATAAATCTTTTCTCTTATATGCTTTTGTAATATGTTCTTTGTATGCACCCTTCACCAATCTAACAGATATACCTTTCTCCATCATGTATGTTAAATCTTTCTCTGTTCTATATAGATTAGCTTGAAGTGCAATACCAATATTAGAAAATTCTTTTCTTAACTTAATTGCCAAGTCAATCGTATCTTGTGTGACAGCTGAATCTTCCATATCCAATCGTACAGTCATACCATGAAGATATGCTCTCTGTACAATCTCATTCAAACGTGCATAACAGTTCTCTTTATCTAACAACAATCCTAATTGGGTGGGTTTAATAGAAATGTCTAATGGATAGTTAATCAATTCATAATATTTAATTATATCAACATACTGCTCTACAGCTTTGTCACAATCTTCCTCAGTCTTACTAATCTCACCAAGATAGTCAATCGTTATATCATAACCATCAGTAATAAGTTGACTGTTTACAGGTATAGCAGAGTCAAAATCTCTACCGGCAATAAATCTTTTAGCAAATGGATATATCAGTTTCTCGATATTCATCTCATAAAATTTTCAAGATTTTTTTTTTGATTTTTTTTCTTTTGTGATTTGTAAGGAGATTCAGCATACTTCTCATGTGTGTGCAGGTACTCTATATATGTAGTAACCTGTTTCTGATTATCTTCACCAGCTACACTTACTTGTTGCATAATACCAGATCGTTCCACATACAAATACTTCAAGTGCATCTGCTTCTTTTCTTTCTGGATTCTACGAACAAATGCATGATGAATGATCTGTGTAAAATAAGAGAATGGATTATGAGATTTCTCTGGATTGAAATTGTGTGCATAGAGTAAGCAGTTCTCTATTCCATCACTCACTAGGTCATCACGAAAAGTATAGTTAATGAAGTTAGGTTTCCATGCCAAGTTCTCTGATATCTTGAGAAAGCACTCTGCCATGTATTCTGTACTAGGTGGATCAGGATCTTCTACTTCTCTTGCATCCAGAACCCATTGCTTCCACTTCTTCATTTCTTTAAAAAATAATTCATTATCTACATAGTGTTTTGGATTGGCCATTATTTCACTCCAGTTGAACCAAGACCACCGCCTCGATTATCATCTTTATTTAACTCATACACTTCTTCAAGTTTTGCTTGAGTCATAGGACTAATAACTAACTGTGCTATTCTATCACCCTTCTTTACTTCATATGCCCAATGACCATGATTAATAAGTATAACTTTCAATTCATCACGATAACCTGAATCAATTGTGCCAGGTGAATTTAAAACTTGTATGCCTTTCTTTGCAGCTAGTCCAGACCTCGAACGCATTTGACCCTCATAACCAAATGGTATAATAATGTAAAGACCCGTACCAATAACTTCCCATCCATAAGCACGAATTGTCATATCTTCATTTGAACGAATATCCATTCCTGCATCACCCTTGTTCTGATACTCTGGTAATGGATTATCTGTTTCTCTATAAATTTCAATTTTCATGGGTCGGCCAGTTCTTTGCATTAATTCCTATTGGTGTTGATTTCATACTACTAACAGAATATTCTGTTTCAACAACAGCAGGTTTGTTTATCTTGTAAGACTGTATTTTCTTACATTCTGTACATTCATAATAACCAAACCATTGATGATGACTAATACCTTCAGCTATCTGCTGAGAAGTTTTCATCTGACAACTCGGACACTTCCTCATTGTTTTCATAATCCTGTACCACCTCTTTTAATTCATTTTTAATTTGAAACTTTTTCCAAATTCGTTTCTGACGTTTTTTGCTTTTAGACTTATCAGTTGACATCTTTCTGTACGTCTTACCCACTTCTCTATCTCCTATTTATATAGCTACTTGTTTAAAATTATAGTCAAACTTTTCATCTGTATAAATTTTTACTCGTTCTTTCCAATGTTTCAATCCATAATTATCTCGTTTCTTCCAATGTAAATCATCAACTATATCATATAAGACTGCTTGGTTATTCTTATCATCCAATCTCAATATTCTTCCAATAGATTGCAAGTTTCTAATCTTGGCCTTATATGGATGCGCAAAGATTAATGATTGTAGATTCTTTATATTTACACCAGTTGATAGAACACCAGATGATGCTATGATAACTGCGTCTTTACAATCTTCAGTTAATGCACGAATAGACTCTCTCTCATCAACATCAGTTTCACCAGCTATAAAAAATACTTCCCTTGGATATGACTTTCCCACAACTTCGTTTATAGCCATTTTTCTTTCCATCATCTCCTTTAATACTTTACCATGCTTCTCTACATAATTAAACAGAATCAATGTATTGCCTTTTTGATCCAATGCAAGATTACAGATAAAGTTATTTCGTTTTGTATGTGATACAATAAAATCTATTTCTTCTTTATATGTTGCTTTCTTATTTGACTCTCTTTCAACATCTGGATACTGCATCAACAAACATTGTATCTTTAAATCAGAAATGTGTTTATCTTTCATCAGCTGTTTAGATGTTACAGCCTTATAGACTTTACCAAACAACCCTTCTAATACAAATTGATGTGTCTTTGATTCAGTTAAAGTTCCAGTAGTTCCAAATCGGTATCGACAACTAATCATTTTTTCTAAGATACCTTTTAATGATGTTGCATTACATAGATGTGCTTCATCACCAACTACCATACCAAATTGTTTGAAGTATGGAACTCCAAGTCTAAACAACGATTGCCAGGTTGAAATAACAATCTGCTTATCTGTTTTCTTATCTCTACCAGAATAGATCATATGACATTGGCTCTCACCATCCCACTTATCATGTGATGAATAATCCAGAAAATCATTATACATCTGTGTAACAAGATTTGTTGTTGGCACGAGTATTAACATCTTATCATTTTTCTCACCTTGTCCCTCATCCAGAAAATGTTGATGCCATCTTATTAATGCATAGATAACCAAACTCTTTCCAGAGGACGTTGGTGATAACAACAAAGCTCTCTCTTTCTTTACACAATGTTTAAAAGATTCTATCTGATAATCTCTCGGTATTATTGGTTTATTTTTACAATGTAGATTTAGTGATTTAAAGAAGTCGCTGATGTTTTCATCAGACAACCCTGAGGTAGGTGTGATACTTACTAAATCACTTTTAACTGGATACAATCTTTGCAAAGCAAACTTCATAAGATGATCGTATAGTCCAGTATAAAGTTGTTGTGTCTTTATATTGAATAAACGAATCTTGCCATCCCACATCTTACTACGATACTGGGGCATGAATTGAAAGCCAGGAACTTGAAATGCAAAATACTCATTCAGTTCTTGTGCGATATGTCTTTCACAGGAAATCATCAAGAATGATTCATTTAATTTTCCAACAGTAATCATAATTAAAAAGCACCACCCATAAACTTTTGATGGTCAAGTGCGTTCTTTATATTAAAAGATTTATTCTGCATTACTTTTCCAGCTTCAACAACCAACTTTAATTTCTCCGTCTGGGCCACGATTCTATCTTGTATTTCATTTAATATAAGGTCTGAATCCAAAAAAACATTAAGGTCTGATTTTAAAACTTTATGGTCAAATGGTTCTTTATTATATACTTCGGGATCTGCTTTGCCTGTGTAATACATCCATCTATTATATTTAGCAACATTATATTCTTTCTCAAGAAAACGTAAACGCAATGCTTCATCGTGAGCTAGTTGTTGATATTTAACTGCTTGTTCTGGAATTTTAAGAGATTCAGTATCAAGTTGAGTATGGTCAATTTTTCTATCTTCTTCTATTAGTTTTAATATATTTTCGATTTTCATATACATATCATAACATATTAATATATAGAATACAAGGAAAAAGTTATGGTACTGGGCGTACGATTTTCTGTATATCAAACATCCCTTGAAAGGCAAATGTAGCATCAACTATAATAGGGTCTAAAGACGATGCTGTGGTATCAAATTGTACAGCACTTAAAGATGTTGGAAAAACATCAGTAAATTTAATTTGATAATTTGGATTGGATTTATTTGTATGTAATAATATACTCATGTCTGAATATTTACTTACTGTTTCTGATATTGTTTTAGCTTCTTGAAGTTCTGTAAATTGTCCATATTCTCTTGGAAAACCAAGAGCTGTCATCCAATCATACATCTCTCTATAATTTTTTAAATCTTCATCAAGAATGAAACTCATATTAACAGATTCAAAAGTTAATGTATCACCCTCTACTGGAGTATTTAAAAATGGTGTAGGTTGAAAAGTATCACCAAGAATTACTGCAGGAATATTAACTCTTTGGCAAAAATATTCAACAGTAGGCAATCGTGAAAATGCAATTTCAAAACTAGTTATATTAAGCTGATTAATATTACCAGGCTGTGTAGAACTAAGTGTAGTCATTATTTATTCTCTGTAAGTATCTCAGCTGTTTTTGGAATTTCTGTAAGTACTTCTACTTTTTCTGTATCTGCTTCTTTTATATCTTCAATCTCGACATCTTCACGCATTGATAGTTTACGTTTATACCATTGGAATGCTTCTTTGATTTGTTCAGCTTTCTCTTTTACATCCATTTTGTTTCTCCTTTTAAAGCTTAATACAATTTTATAGAAGTATTTATAATACTTGAAACGAACCGACATACATACTATAACATAAAGAAAACCCCAATACAAGGAAAAAGTTAAGAATATTCGATACCAGCTCTATTCAATTCTTGACGATTAAACATATGTTCCTTATGTATATCAGTCTTAGATTGTCCATGATACTCAACAGCCATATGTTCTTCAATCATCAGCTGATTAATATTCACACCATCAACAATAATCTCTCCTAGGATTCTGCCAAACTTTCCCTTCTTATCCAAGTAAGTTCTTAAAGTAATACATGAACCTTTCTTACATTGATCTTTCAGAAATTGGGCAGCCAATTTGCCGTAAAATTTTTCTTCTTTATCTCTAGTACGGGATTCGGGAGTGTCGATACCATACAATCGTATTC